CAAGAATTCATCTTGTGGAACTCAAATGACAGCAACCGAACCGATATCGAAGACAACATCAACTTCTTTTACGACATCTACTGATGAAACCGAAAGTCATACCTATTACGCAGAAGCCTAAAGTAGAAAACAATATCTTTGCATATTATAACATCAATAAACCAAAATGAGTAACTATCTAATCGTCCCGCCCGAAGGCGGCCTTACCTCAGAAGAGCGAGCAGCAGCTATCTCTCGACAGTTGTACTGCATCACGCGTCCTGAGTCTATCCAGAACCCTGACGAAGCAAACTTCAACTTGTTCGGTTCGGTCATTAACCCTACGACGGGAGAGGCGGCGCTATCTATTATTTTGGATTGGCTTATCTACGTGAACGCAGCGGTTGACCTGACTGAGCTACAGCTCTTGTTCCCTCTTATGCCAGAGGCGGAGAAAGACGCGCTCACCACAACCATCACAACATCAGCTACGGTGGTCTTCGATACCATCATCCCGACCGAGTGTACGGTACGCGACCAAGCCTATATGGAAGCCAACGGATGGTTCCCACCAGAGCCAGACGAAGCCACTGAAGACCAGAACGCTGAAATCGTTGAGTAATGGCTAAGCATACACACGTATTTAAAACGCCTGCTTTTTGGTTTGCCTTTAATAACGGCGAAGAGGTAAAGGGCAACCCGCGCAATAACTACGGGTATGCCTCCAAGGGTGAGCTTAGCACGGGACAGCAGTACCTCGATATATTCGATACTGAGGAGGAGATGGCTGCGTATATCGACCTTCAAGTCGGTGAGCCAGGGTGGTACTATAAGTGCGAGAACCGCGTTCCTTACCCGCCCAACCCTAATAAATGGGAGTGCCCTGAAGAAGAAATGTAATGAAATTCAATTCTAATTCTACCGTAGGTACCGACGTAAGATACAGTTTGAGTGAAAGCAATGAGGAAGAAAATATGAATTACGAACTTATATCAGTTGGTATGGGTGCCGCTTCAGGCATTTTAGCAACCTACATAAAGATGCAGAATGAAATTGTTAAAATCAAAAGCCGCCTTCATTCTCTAGAAAAACAAGAGACCAAGGTCCAGCAGACGTTGGACGTTCTCTTAGATGGAGTTAATGACATCAAGCTACTCCTAGCTAAGAAAGGAATTGAATGAGGGACATAAACAAAATTATCCTCCATTGTTCGGCAACGCCAGAGGGTAGGGATGTTACGGTAGATGATATAAGAAGGTGGCATCTCGCTAACGGGTGGGATGATATCGGGTATCATTTCTGTGTCTATGCCGATGGTTCAATCCATCGCGGTAGGGACCTTGACAAGTCAGGCGCTCACACCTACGGACACAACAGGAACTCTATCGGCATATGTTATATAGGTGGTGTAGACAAAGAGATGAACGCCAAGGACACTATGACTGAGATGCAGGATATCGCGGTCCTTGAGCTAGTTAAAAGTTTACGCCTTATTTTTGGAAGGTTAAGTCTTCACGGACACAACGAGTTTTCAAGTAAGTCCTGCCCTTCGTTCGATGTGCAGGATAAGTACAAATTCTTAAACGAACAGATATGAATTTTTTTACAAGTTTTTGGAGTGAGATTTTGCTTGCCACAATTACAGCAGCTGGTACTATTACTGCTTTGACCGAGACTGAGAAGGACGATAAGGTCGTCAACGTATTGTCTCGTATCCTCAACGCAGTAGTGATGGGTAAGAACCGCCGCAACAAGTAAGGACCTATGCCTAAGATTAGTACATACGGAACCGTTACGCCTAGTCCGTCTGACTTGATTGTGGTTAGCGACGCGAATGACTCTAACGCCACTAAGAACATTAGGGTGGACTCGCTGTCTTCAGCTACAGCTCCAACTTATTATATCGACGCGTACTCGAATATTGCATCGGTAACAACCATATCGCAGGCGGATACTTATGTAGATTTAAATGTGACGCTTTCTGAGGGTTTGGCTGATGGATATCAATCTTCAAGTAACTTGGTGACGAATGTCAACACAAATCAGACTTCTTTACTTTCGCAGGTAACCGTATCTATGACGTTAAGCGCGGGTAATAATAACGTTATTACAGCTTTATTGTCTAATAACAGCGTTGATGTAGCGGCGTCTACACAAGATGTAACCGCTCCTGGTTCGGGCGACGACTTTGTTTTGACTATGACGTGTATCACGAACGTAGCCTACAATCAATCTCTAAAGGTTCGTTTAAAGAATGACTCCGTTACAGATGTTACTTGTAAGCACGTAAACTTCGTGGTTCATTCTATCTAAGCTATGCTTATCCGTAAGATATCTGTAGGCCCTGACTATAAGGGAGGTGCTATGCACTACCTGGTGGGTCAGGAGATACTCGGCGGAAGCTATACCATTCATCTTATCTCTTACGATAAGCATTCTGAGTCTGTTATGATATGGATACAGAAGTCTAATAGGGTTTATTTGTGGAAGGAATTCAAGAAGACAATGCCTATGTCTATTGAATATGACATTAACTTTGACTAGTGAGGTCACCATTTTCTTTTATTACCCGTCCGATTAACGGGAAGCGCTATACCAACTCGAAAGAGATTGAGGGTGTGGATGTTATAACTAGTACATCTGAAGAGGACCACACGTCCTCCACAAGGGAGGCTGAGGTTATCGCACTACCCTTAGGGTACGAAGGACCGATAGAGGTCGGTGACACACTCCTAGTGCACCACAACGTATTCAAGTTCTATAACGACATGAAGGGTAGACAGCAAAGCGGAAAGAGCTTTTTCCGTGATGACTTATTCTTCGTGGATACGGAGCAGTTCTATATGTACCGTCACGACGGTGAGTGGCATGCCTACGATAGGTATTGCTTCGTTCAACCTGTCGCTCCTGAGGATTGGATTCTCATGAAGCCACTTAAGGAAGAGCCTCTAACAGGTATTATGCGCTACCCTAACGAAGCGCTAACAAGTATGGGTGTGAAGGCAGGAGACAAGGTCACCTTCAAACCAGACAGTGAGTACGAGTTCTCCGTGGACGGAGAGAAGATGTACCGCATGTACGACCATCAAATAACCACTATACTAGATGGAGTCTAAAGAACTAAAGGTTCGAATTATAGCCGCTGGCAGACGAGCGGTAGAACAGCTTATAAAGGTTGCTCAGGAGGATATCATAAAACCCAACGAGGAGGATGAGCTGGCAGCCGATAGGTTAAAGAATGCGGCAGCCACCAAGAAGCTAGCTATCTTCGATGCGTTCGAGATATTAAATAAAATTGATACAGAGCAAGAGCAGTTAGATTTAAGCTTGTCGGCCTCTGTGAGAAAAGATACCAAGCAGGGTTTTGCAGAAAGACGCTCCAAATAAACTACATAAAGTCCTAAAAGACTATGTGCCTAAGAATGTACTAGTTCGTAAGAATCAAGCTAGTACTTGGTCTTACGGCTACAATGAAAAGTATGACATGGTGGTTATCTCCAAGACTGGAAAGGTCGGAGAGGTGATAAATATATCAGGAGTAAACATAGGTCTTCCTTTAAATGAAGGTGTTATAGGGCGTAAAGACAGTAGGAGTAAGGAGTACTGGATAAGGGAGCCGTTGCCAAAGCCTCTTTCTAGAATTCAATCCATCTTCCAGTGGAATGAAATGACCGCCGTCTTCAAGGACACTTGGGTTGATTATATAGAGGCCGAGTTTGACAAGCGAGAGGCAGGGCACTGGTTTATGAATAACGGTGTTCCAACCTACATTACGGGCGCTCACTATATGTACCTTCAATGGACTAGTATTGACGTGGGGTACCCTGACTTTAGAGAGGCTAATAGGATTTTCTTTATTTTTTGGGAAGCGTGCAAAGCTGATGAACGTTGCTTTGGCATTTCCTACCTTAAGATTAGACGTTCTGGGTTCTCATTCATGGGCTCTTCTGAGTGTGTAAACACAGGCACCTTAGCCAAAGACTCTAGGGTGGGTGTTCTTTCTAAGACAGGTGCTGACGCTAAGAAGATGTTTACCGATAAGGTTGTTCCTATTGCTAATCGACTTCCTTTTTTCTTTAAGCCCGTTCAGGACGGTATGGACAAACCTAAAACTGAACTAGCATTCAGGGTTCCTGCGTCTAAGATTACAAAGAAGAATATGCACGAGGTGGGCAATGACGAGATGATGGGTCTCGACACCACCATAGATTGGAAGAACACGGACGACAATAGCTATGACGGAGAGAAGCTTCTTCTTCTGGTCCACGACGAGAGCGGGAAATGGATTAAACCAAACAACATCCTTAATAACTGGAGGGTAACAAAGACCTGTCTTAGACTGGGTAGCCGAATCATAGGCAAGTGTATGATGGGCTCCACCTCTAATGCGCTTAACAAGGGTGGCTCTAACTTTAAGAAACTATATGAGGACTCTAATGTAGAGAAGCGTAATGATAACGGTCAGACCCTCAGCGGTATGTACTCTTTGTTTATCCCTATGGAGTATAACATGGAGGGATTTATTGATAGGTTCGGTCACCCTGTATTTCATAAACCGTCTGAGCCTGTGCTAGGTGTTGACAATCAGAAGATTAAGAACG